CACAACAGAAGAATTGAGAGAACTCATATTCAAGTCGCAGGAGTTGTACCCAAAAATCTGGCCCGGTATTAAATGGTCAGAACGTAAGATGCAGTGGACTGCACCATCTGGCGCAAGGTTGTGGATGTCATATCTGGATAAGGATGATGATGTCTTGCGTTATCAGGGTCTGGCATTTAGCTGGATAGGGTTTGACGAATTGACCCAGTGGGCCACACCATACGCATGGAATTACATGCGGTCACGTCTACGGTCCACTGCACCAGACTTGCCTATCTTTATGAGGGCAACAACTAACCCCGGAGGACGGGGACACCAGTGGGTCAAGAAGATGTTCATTGACCCTGCACCATACAACAGGACATTTGATGCAACCGACATTGAAACAGGAGAAGTACTCAAGTACCCAGCAGGACATAGCAAGGCTGGAAAGTCTCTATTCAAAAGACGGTTTATCCCAGCAAGACTTTCTGATAACCCGTACCTATCTGCGGCAGGAGACTATGAAGCCATGCTTCTCTCTCTTCCAGAGCAGCAGCGTAGGCAGCTTCTTGAAGGCGATTGGGACATCAAAGAAGGTGCAGCGTTCACTGAGTTTAATAGGGATGTTCATGTTGTGGAGCCTTACCGTATCCCTAACAACTGGGTCAAGTTTCGTGCATGTGACTATGGTTACGGCAGTTATTCTGGTGTTATTTGGTTTGCCGTTGCGCCTGATGAGCAACTGGTTGTATATAGAGAATTGTACGTCAGTAAAGTATTGGCAACAGACTTGGCAGATATGATATTGGATTTGGAAGCTGAAGATGGCAACATTAAGTATGGTGTTTTGGATAGCAGTCTTTGGCACAAGCGTGGCGATACTGGTCCTTCTCTTGCGGAGCAAATGATTAGTAAGGGCTGTCGCTGGAGACCATCAGACCGTAGTCGTGGTAGCCGTGTAGCAGGTAAAAACGAAATACATCGTAGACTACAGATAGACGAATTTACAGAGGAACCAAGACTTGTATTCTTTGATAGCTGTACAAATGTCATATCACAAATACCGTCCATCCCCTTGGACAAGAAGAATCCAGAAGACGTTGACACAAAGTCTGAAGACCATTTGTATGACGCACTCCGGTACGGTATTATGTCCCGACCCCGGTTCTCTATTTTCGACTACGACCCGCACGGGCGACCGTCAACAGGTATGCCGGTAGCTGATTCTACATTTGGATATTAAGGAAAAATCATGGACGAAGATGAAATTATGATTGAAGACGATGCTGTTGTTCTTGAAGACACAGACGATAGTGTTGTTGAAGATGCCGATGTAACAAACATCATTCCTTTTATTATGGAGCGGTATAGACGGGCTGAAGATTATAGATATCAGGATGAGGAACGCTGGCTTCGTTCATATCGCAATTATCGTGGTCTCTACGGCCCAGATGTACAGTTTACTGAGTCTGAAAAATCTCGTGTATTTATAAAAGTTACTAAAACAAAAACACTGGCAGCATACGGTCAAATTGTTGACGTACTGTTTGCTAACAATAAGTTTCCTTTGTCTATTGAGCCTACAGAACTTCCTGAAGGTGTGGTTGACTCAGTTCACTTTGATCCCAAAGAACCTGAACAACTTCAGGGTGAGACTGCTTTGTCTAGTCCCTATGGGTTTCCGGGAGATGGCATGGAGTTACCTCCGGGTGCTACGTCGTCAAATCTTTCAGATAAACTTGGCTCTCTGGGCGAGAAGTTGCGTCCTGTCGAGGACAAACTAAAGGAAGGTCCGGGTACAACACCTACCGCTGTTGAGTTTAATCCTGCCTTAGTTGCGGCTAAACGCATGCAAAAGAAAATCCATGATCAGTTAGAGGAGTCTGGCGCAAACAAAAACCTTCGTAGCAGTGCATTTGAAATGGCATTGTTTGGTACAGGTATTATGAAAGGTCCGTTTGCCACCGATAAAGAGTACCCTAATTGGAATGACGACGGTGAATACGATCCGCTGTTCAAAACAGTTCCACAAGTCAATCATGTTTCAGTGTGGAATTTTTACCCAGACCCAGACGCTAACAACATTGATGAAACGCAGTTTGTAATAGAACGACACAAAATGTCTCGTTCTCAGTTGCGCCAACTTAAAAAACGCCCGTACTTCAGGGGGCAAGTCATTGATGAATGTGTCGATATGGGAGAGAACTACACAAAAAAGTATTGGGAGGATGATCTTTCTGACTACGCACCGGAACACGGCATTGATCGTTTTGAAGTGCTAGAATACTGGGGCATGTGCGACACAAGCATGCTTGAGGAGAATGGGGTAGACATACCAAAGGAACTGCAGGATTTCGACGAACTGCAAGCAAATGTTTGGATTTGTAACGGTAAACTTCTTCGTATGGTTCTTAATCCGTTTAAGCCAGCTAAAATCCCTTATGTTGCTGCTCCATATGAAATGAACCCATATAGCTTCTTTGGTGTGGGCATTGCAGAGAATATGGACGATACGCAGACATTGATGAATGGTTTCATGCGTATGGCTGTGGACAACGCTGTTCTGTCAGGTAACTTGATTGTAGAGGTGGATGAAACCAATCTGGTGCCGGGGCAAGACCTGTCACTGTATCCGGGTAAAGTGTTCCGTCGTCAAGGTGGCGCACCGGGTCAGGCTATCTTCGGCACAAAGTTCCCTAATGTGTCGTCAGAAAATATGATGCTGTTCGATAAGTCCCGGCAACTTGCCGATGAAAGCACAGGCTTCCCATCATTTGCACACGGCCAGACAGGTGTACAAGGTGTAGGCCGTACTGCTAGTGGTATCTCTATGCTTATGGGGGCTGCTGCAGGAAGCATTAAGACTGTCATTAAGAATGTAGACGACTATCTGCTTCGGCCTCTTGGCGAAGGCTTCTTTCGTTTTAACATGCAGTTTGACTTTGATCCTGAGATTAAAGGAGACTTAGAGGTAAAGGCACGTGGCACAGAAAGTCTTATGGCTAATGAAGTACGTAGTCAACGCCTTATGCAATTCTTGCAAGTTGCCAGTAATCCTGTGCTAGCACCGTACGCAAAATTTCAATATGTAATCCGTGAGATTGCAAAGTCTATGGACCTAGACCCCGACAAAGTAACCAACAATATGAATGAAGCCGCCCTGCAAGCAGAAATCATGAAACAGTTTCAGGCACAGCTAGAGCAACCCGGACAAGCGCCAGCACCTGCTGGTGCGGACCCTATGGATACCTCTGGTGCAGGTGGCGGTAACATAGGTGTAGGACAGGCTCCTGTACCGGGTGAACAAGGATTTAGTGCAAATGTACAACCACAACAAGGACCAGCTACTCAGCCGCCTCAAGCCGTGGGTGGGCAACAACCGCCAATGGGAGGCGTTCAATAACTATCTAGACATGCTGATTGAACAACAGCATAAAGCATTAGAGCAGTCTGATAATAATATTTTAATGCACCGATCACAGGGTGCAGTAGCTGCATTACGTAAGTTAAAACAGTTAAGAGATGAAGTGAATGGCACGTAGCCTAAATCAACAAATGGATTTGTTTGAGCGGGTTGATCCGGTAGAAATACCAGATTTAGACACTCCTCCGTTTTCTCCAGAACTTTTGGCAGAGTCAAAAGAAAAGGTGGAGAAAGCACCTTTGGATTTTGTTGAAGGTTCTATTACAGCCCCTTTTGTAGCAGCAGGTGATATTGTAGACTTAGGTGCAGCGGCTCCCCCACTTTCTGATAAACAAATGATGATGCCGGGGGCTGTTCAATATAGTGCTATTGAGCAGTTATTTGAAACTCTGTCTAATCAAGGCGTCAGCCGGGACAGTGCGGTAAAATTAATAAACGAAAATACGCCCGTAAATTTAGAAGGTTCCCCTGCAGAATTTATAGGAGAGATGGCTGGTGTTACAGCGACAGGGGTAGCTAAAGCTGTATCCGGCCTTGCTAAAATTGCGTCTAAGTATGGCGATGATGCCGGTAAATATCTTAGCGAAATTGGCGGTGAACTTGGTGAGATGTTTAATAGGTCAACACCCGGCGGTGACGACTTTGACGGCATGGCTCCTGCCACTGTAGCTGACACATCGCCTGTGGCAGCGCAGACTGATCAAGCGTTTGACGCAGCACCCACAATGCCAGATACTTCCGTATCGCCAATAATGATTGGCACAGGCACAGGAGCAGGTCGTCAAGCCGCAGATGATTACGATGCAATGAAGGCTTCTAATCCTGATATGGATGAAGCGGAGTTGTTTGCACAGACTGGTGTTTACAAGGGGCCAGACGGACAGCATAGACTAGAAGTAGACACTACTGATGCTAAACTTGCGGTAGATGTACAAAATCTTATTCCCGGCGATGCCATACCTCTAGGAAGTCTACTGGACTTTGAGGATTTGTTTAGCGCCTATGAAAAAAGTTTTTATGACAATGTTAACTTAGATTTCAAAACGCCTGAGTCTCTTAGAAATGTGGAAGTATATATTGTAGACGACCCAGACTTTAACGGCACATACTCATACACGTCTGGGAATATACAAATAAATGCTGATCTGGTAAAGAAACCAGAGAAGTTTCGCTCCACCCTGCTTCACGAAGTGCAGCACGCAGTTCAACACAGAGAAGGATTTGTTAGTGGTTCTTCTAGTGAGGCGTTTATTAGTTCTTCTGCTAAAGCGTTAGACCCCAATGAGTCTGTGGGTGTTATCAACAGCATGGATGATCTTGTCAAACTGTCAGATCAAAATAAAAAAGATAGAGTAAAATTAAATAATAATAATGATGTAATACTTAAAAATCACATAGAAGGCGTCCTTGGATCACCTAGTCTAACGCCAAATGTAAAATATGAACAGGTGGATGAGTTATCCACTAATACTATAACTGATGTCATACTCGCCGCCCTTCAACGTGAGGGTGTAAGCATTGAGGATATAAAAGGCGGTGTAGCAGATAACGCTTTTAAGTCTAAAAACATTAGAAGTTTTTTACAAGAACTAAAAGACGTAAACAAAAAAAACAACCCTACTGAAAGACAGCAAAGCCGCTTAGACGATATAGACTACGCAATAAACTTTATTGATAAGCTGGGTGCTGCTGGTAATGCCGATGAAGTACTGCGTAAAACTATAGTACCAAAAGTACTGAATGCTGCTGAAGGTGCGCATCTTAGGCAGGTAGAAGCCGTAGCTGATCTAAGCTATTATCGCAAATATGGCGAAGTAGAGGCACGATTGATACAAGAGCGGGATGCCCGACGTGCGCAACTCAGAGATATGGGTTTTGACCGTGGTGAGATTTTTTCAATTTTAAGAGAGGAGTTCCCACCGGAAAATTACACAGTCCCACTAGAAGTTATGACAGCAGCTAATGTTGATGTCAGTAATCTTAAACAGGCTACGTTAAGAAGGCCGGGAAATAAAGGTGAACCGGCATTTGTCCTTCCAGAGTCAGATGTGCTGCTAGAAGGAGCAGAGAGAAAGCCGGAGGGGCTAGGTGTAGCGGATGATGTTGCTACAGAAAAATTAACACCTCCTGAAAACGTCATCCAAGGTGCAAACGAGACTGGTTTTTCTCGTGCAGTATACCACTCAACCGGCGATGCTGCAAATCTGCGTGTGCCAAAGATGGTGCCGGAAGCCCGTGATGCCGATATTGGTTTTCACGTAGGAACAGCAGGTGCGGCTAACGATAGGATTATCCACTATCAAGTTCTAGGTAGTATGGAAAGGTCTAGGGACGACGCCGTCCAAAAAGGATTTAGTGGTACACCAATACAAGATGACATAGATAAGGCATTCAAAGGTAAATCCGTGATGCCACTTTATCTTTCTGATGATTTAAAATCCGCACGTATTATTGATCTAAATCAGTTTAAGCAGCCGCAAAACTGGCTTGAAGAACTAACTAATCCATACGTAAGTAATACTGAATTAGGGTATTTTAATATTCCACCTAATACAGAAATGCCAAGTATAGAGTTGCCTACTGCTAGAGGCACGATGAGAACACTACACATGTCGCCGCAAGCATTTGCAGAGGGTGTCAGCGACGACGTATGGCGTTCTGCAGTAGAGGCGGCTAATAACTTTAACAATCGTACTGATTTTGACCCACGATCTAGTTTAGAGGATAAAACAGAATGGTTTGAGGCTGTACAAAAAATAGCTACAGACAATGGTTATGACTCGTTTGTATACAAGAATAAAAAAGAAGGCAGTGGTCAGGACAGTTACATGCTGCTTGATCCACGGCAAGTTAAGTCTTTTACATCTAAAGACTTTGATCCTAACAACCCCGACATTACAATGGCAGAAGGTGGAGTAGTACCTATGGATAGACAAATGGATATGTTCGCAGACGGCGGCTTAGAGCAAGACGGCAGGACTAATGACCCGGTATCAGGCAACGAGGTGCCACCCGGCTCTACACAAGAAGAGGTGCGAGATGACATTCCGGCACAGCTTAGTGAGGGAGAGTTTGTATTCCCGGCTGACGTTGTTAGGTTTATTGGCCTCGAAAAACTGATGCAAATGCGGCAAGAGGCTAAGATGGGCCTCAAGATGATGGAAGAGATGGGTCAGATGGGTAATAGCGATGAAGCTAGTATGCCAGATGATTTGCCTTTTGACATAAATGATCTTGACATGGATGATGCGCCAGAGTATAATGTAGGTGGTTTTGTTCCGGGTCAAGGTTTTCCGTCAATTCCTCCGGGTATTGCCCCACCAAATCAACAAGTAGCTAATCAGCAGTTTGGTATTGCCGGTTACACACCATCTGCTCAACCAACAACAGGATACTACCAAGCACCATTTACGCAGTACGGCCAACAGCAGTTTATGCAGCCAGCAACACCGGTTGCACAGGCACCTGTACCTACGATGAAAGAGTATGAAATACCGCAGTTCGGTGAGTTTGTAGGTGGTGAGTTTGGTGCATACGACGAATTACGTGAGTATCGTAATGAAGCTGGCAACGTGGTAATGGTTCCGTTTAAAGACGGCAGTCCTATCAGCCCTATTCCTGAAGGATACACATTTTATGATCCAGAAGAGACAGAAACAGAAGAAGTAGTAACTACCCCTACTACACCGCAGACAACACAAACTAGCCCAGATGATGATGGGGATAGCACTAATGATGAAACCTTTGCTACAACAGACGTAACAGGTATTGGGTATAATAGAAGTAAATTAACAGAAGAATTACGGGATGTAATTAGCGAGTTTGGGACAGGTCTTGGTACACTAGGTGAAACCTTTAATATTTATGGTGGCATTGCTAGAGACCTCAGTAAAGACCCAAAAGCAAAGGACAGTTCATTAACCAGCGGAGCATTGGGCGGTGTATTAGATGCATTTAGGGGCAATGCGGACCCTAACAATCCTGTAACATTTTCTGATCCAAGTAGAATGGGCAGTAAAAAAGGTCAATATGCTGACACTACTCGTTTGCACGAAATGTCACGCAGTAAACAAGTTCAAATTGCTACTGTTGCACGAACTGTTGTCGGAGATTTGCGTAAGATATTTGTTGACGATGAAGGAAAGGCTAAAAAAACTTCTGAAGTTGACAAGGGTTTATCCGGCCTTTTAAAATCTTTAGGCATCTCAACTAGCGTAAACACCCCGAAAGGGACCGTATTTAAATCTAGGACAACTCTAGTTCGGGAGATTGCCAATGCACAAGCAGCAAACTTAATAGAGGAACAACGAAAAGCAGATGAACGTGCTGCAGCAGCACAGAAAACCTTTATGGATCGTATTATGGCACCGGAATCACCGGGCAGTGATGATGGCGGTTATACTGATTTTGGTGTAGACAGCGATTTTGCATCGGATTACGCCGCTACATACGAAGGTTATGGTGCCGAAGATTTTGATTACGGCTATATGAATACTGGAGGTTTAGTCGGGAGAAAAAAAACCAAGCCTAAGAAGAAGATGAAGCGTGGTGGATTAGCTTCTAAAAAATAATCTACACATATGTTGGCTACTCATCCCCCATCTCCCTCGACAGGTGCATGGCTACGGTGGCCCCAACAACGGAGAAGTAAAATGGCAGAAGCCGAAATCATGGCTGAAGAAATGCAGTCACCTAAAAAAGTAGCGTTTGCAAATCGTAAATACACTAACGAAGAAAAACGCAAAATGGAAGAAGAAGAACTTGAGCAGATGCTCAAAGAACAAAAAGGCGAGGAAGAAGAGGTAGAAGAACAAGAAGACGAGCCTACAGGTGCAGAAGAGAAAACATTTAAGAAGCGTTATTCTGACTTGCGCCGACATCAACAGAAACAAGCAGAAGAATTTAAGACAGAACTTGCAGAACTAAAGGCACAACTTTCTGCCGCTACCAAAAAAGAAATGAAGTTGCCTAAGTCTGATGAAGACATTGAAACATGGGCAAAAGAATATCCTGATGTAGCAGCTATCGTTGAAACAATTGCAATGAAGAAAGCACGTGAGCAATCCAGCGCACTTGAAGAACGCATGAAAGCAATTGACGAACTGCAAGTATCTGCAACTAAAGAGAAAGCAGAAGCGGCATTGATGCAAATGCACCCTGACTTTGATGAGATTAGGGATAGCGACAGTTTTCACGAGTGGGCTGAAGAACAGCCTAAGTGGGTGCAAGATGCGCTTTATGAAAACGACAACGACGCACGTTCTGCTGCTAGGGCGATTGACCTCTACAAAGCTGATATGGGTATTGGCAAGAAGAAACCCAAGTCAGACAAAGACGCAGCCAAGTCTGTGTCTACAAAGAATAGTCGCAGTAAACCGCAAGAAAACGAAGCCTCCTCATACTTGAAAGAGTCGGAAGTACAGAAGATGTCACCGCAAGAGTACGAGGCTAAGTCCGACGAAATTATGGAAGCTATCCGTTCTGGAAAGTTTATCTATGATATTTCTGGTTCAGCCAGATAAAAAAAGTGTTGACAAGTAGTTATTTTTTAGTATAACTATAGTCATCAAAGGTGTAAGCAGGTTCGCTACTTGCTTACATCCAATCCGCAAACACTTCAGTCTTATGGATTACCTGACGAGCATGGCCCGTTGACAAACTGGGCGGCCACCTAGTTTAAGATACGCACCCATAGTGAATCAGCCTCTGATTAGTCTGGTGAGTTTGCATCTGTAAAATGCTAATTTAGGAGAAACATCATGGCATTCACTACCGCTGCCGGGTATGGTAACCTTCCTAACGGTAATTTTTCGCCCGTCATTTACAGCAAACAGGTGCAACTTGCTTTCCGCAAGGCCGCTGTTTGTGAAGCAATCACGAACTCCGATTACTTCGGTGAGATTGCTCAAATGGGTGATTCCGTTAAGGTCATCAAAGAACCCGAAATCACAGTTAAGGCTTACGCCCGTGGTACAACCATCACGCCGCAAGACCTTGACGACGAAGACTTCAGCCTGACAATCGACAAAGCTAACTACTTTGCGTTTAAGGTTGATGACATTGAAGAGGCACACAGCCACGTTAACTTCCAGTCTCTGGCAAGTGACCGTGCAGCTTACCGCCTTGCTGACCAGTTTGACCAAGACGTTCTTGGCTACTTGTCAGGCTTTAAGCAGTCTGCTCTGCATGCAAATGCAGACACCGCAAACGACGTAACAAACGGCTCCGTAGCTGTTTCTACCGCCGGTTCGGATGAACTGCTTGCAAGCATGAAGCTGGACGGCAGCGACTTTAACGCTGGTTCTAGCGGCAACTCGATTGCCCTGACCGTTCGTACTGGTAATACTGCAGCACCTACTGCTGCTGGTAACGCCAACCCGCTGTCAGTTATTGCCCGTATGGGTCGTAAACTGGACCAGCAAAATGTAGACTCGCAAGGCCGCTGGCTCGTAGTTGACCCAGTTTTTGCTGAACTTCTGAAGGACGAAGACTCACGTCTGTTCAACGCTGACTTCGGCGGTTCTGGTCTGCAAAATGGTCAGATGGCTGGAACCATTCATGGCTTCACCATCCACGTGTCTAACAACCTTCCATCAATTGGTTCCGGTCCTGCTACTGAAGCAGACACCAACTCAACCAACTACGGTGTGATTGTTGCTGGTCACTCGTCTGCTGTTGCAACTGCAGAGCAGATTAACAAGACCGAAACCTACCGTGACCCTGACAGCTTTGCTGACATTGTTCGTGGAATGCATTTGTATGGCCGCAAGATTCTTCGTCCCGAAGCACTTGTTAACGCCATCTACAACGTCCGTTAAAGGGAGATTAGAAAATGGCTACAATTACTGCTACTCTTGCTCCCGCTATGGGTAACTCCCAGCGTGGACGCAATCCGTACATGGTTGAGCAGGTCGTTGACCTTACTGCTAACAGCATCAATCCTAACGGTGACGTAGTACAGTGTATCACTGTTCCTGCGAACACCAAGATTCTTGCTGCTGGTTTTCAGGTAACTTCCAGTGCAACTCAGAACACGGGTACTGATGCTACTGCCATCCTTGGCACTGGCGCAGACGACAACGAATACGTAACAGCGTTTGACATTGACGGTGCTGCTGATGGTGCTTATGCACCTAGCGTAACTGTCTCTGCTGACCTTGTTATCGGTACTGCGGACACTCTGGACCTGACCCTTGCTGGTTCAGGTGCATCGTTCACTGCCGGTGAAATTCGTGTCTTCGCCGTGATGATGGATGTAAGCGCACTTGGCGAAATGGAAGCTGCTGAAGTTTCCCGTGACCAAGCCTAATTAAACGAGGGGGCTGGGCAACTGGCCCTCTCTTTTTACCTTTAAGGATTTCAGATGGCATATACCTACCTTGACATCACGAATGAAGTATTGGCTCGTTTTAATGAAGTAGCATTGACGAGTTCTAACTTTACTGCATCTCGTGGATTTCAAACACAGTGTAAGAATGCTGTGAACGATGCCATCAATTACATTTTTCAACGAGAGTTCGGGTGGTCATTTAGCCACGAACTTCAAACCGAAACTCTTGTAGCTGGCACCACACGTTACTCAATTGGTGCTACAGTTTACAACGTAGACTACGAGACCTTCCGTATTTCAAAGGATGACTCTCTTGGTGTGGCTGGTACAACGCTGCGCATAATGGACTATAACCAGTATGTCGATACACACATCGACCAAGAGAGTACATCAGATGTAGGTGCAGTGCCACTGTACGTATTCCGTACACCAGATAACAACTACGGCCTGTATCCCTACCCAGATAAAGCATACACACTCAAGTATGACGCATATGTAAGGCCGACTGCTTTGTCTGCTGCTACAGATGCCCCAACCATTCCTGAACAGTTCCGTCAGGTAATTGTAGATGGTGCCACTGCATACGGCTATCAGTATCGTGGTGAGGCACAGCAGTACGGCATTAACTTTGCTAGGTTTGAAGAAGGCATTAAGCATATGCAGAGTTTGTTTATTAACAGGAACTATAGCTACGTGCGTTCTACGTACATTCCGCAATCAC